AACGAAACTCTATGCTTAAGAGTAGGTAAATTTTTAAAGAATGTTTCTACCTTCGCAAAGGATTCAACACTAAGACTTTCCATGAAGTCAGACAATTCAATTTTCAGAATAATCCGAAACATTGTATATTTCTTCAGAATCAAAAATATAATCAATACTGCTTCTAATTACATCAAAACTAACGTCAACTACATTAATATTTTCTTGCGCTGTACTAGGTAGATCTTTAGTCATACTAAGTGTAGGCATTTTAAATGTTATACCTAGATTATCACTAAGCATTACTTTCGGGTTAAAACTCTCAGGTATTTCTATTTTTATTTTAGAAACGTCAATTTCAACATCATGAGTTATTTTTCTATCATAGGTATCATAGTACTTCAAATTAATTGTACTGCCTATTGATCTTGCTCTAATATTGATAAAGATATACTCAAACTCTACTAATGGAATACTCCAGATATTAATATCAGTATCTACGAGACAGTTGTTAACAACTGCTGCAACGTTATTAATAATATCCTCATACTCTTTACTTTCCTTAGCAAGTAAGAGCATTTTTTCCTCTCTAACTACCATCGGCCTATATTTGATGGTCTTCTTAGATAAAGGTAAAAATAAAGAAAAAATGGGTTGTTGAATTTTGGGTAACATAATATTTCACCTTAAAAATATTAACCTGAAATGTACCTCACCACAGAGGAGGCGTTACGAACTGTATTAAAGATATCCGCTACACCTGTAGGACGTCTTAGTAAACTACTCAACGTTGTAGCTGCAGTTCCAATTCGTATAAGTGCACTGCCTAATGATAAATTACGTAGCGAATTTCTATCAATAGTAGCAGGTGTTAAGTAATTTGATGTCCAACTCTTATATGCTATAGCAACATCTAGTAATGCTAGCTGATCACTTGAACCCCAATCTAACCTTACATCTCCAATACTAACAGGGAAGGCTTCATGTAATTTAACATGCAGTACGCGTGCAGATGCTGAATCAAAAACGTAAATATCTATAGTTGTTTGATACTCGTCCATATAAGATACTTCACCGTAAAACGCTCCGCTAGTAGATCTAGCGCCAGTTGCATCTACGTCAAAATTAATAATTTTTTGAATCCATTTTGTAAAGAAGTCTAATGCTACACTTTGATTATCCATATAATACTGCATTTGTATATTGTCAAAGGTAGGGCGTAATGGTCTAGGCTGTGCCACACCATATCCGTAATGAGGAACAGGTGCAGTTGTAATTCGCATACCAGGTACTGCTGATCCAGAGCATAGAAATGGAAGAATTTTACCGAAATTATTAAACTCTTTAGTTTCGCTTGTAGCGCTACGTAACCATTTTGGTGGAGTAACATACACCATAAAATGAGAAGGATTTATAAACCCTGATAGTTTAGCTGTAGTAGATATAAACGTCTTAAGATCAAACCCTTCTGGTGATCGTGGATTTCTTCCACTATTAAAACTATTAAGAACACCACCAAGTTGAGTAAGTAATGCGCCACCTACCGCAACTCGGTTACGTGAATTTAAACCACTGTTAAAAGTACCTTGTGCAGTACCTATGATACCAGCAACCGCGCCCGCGCGCGTTAAATTTTGAGCCGATAATATATCTGAAATAGCTTGTGACATTAAATGAACCTATAGGGTATTATATTTATATTAGAACTTGATACCTAATTCTTTTTCTGTTAGAATAAGAAACTTCCACTTTCTATCGAGACAGAACTGATAAGCCGCTTTCCATTTTGCTTCGTTTATCGAATATGTTATAGCTTCAGATACAAACTGCTTACTCTTCTTACCTTTAAGTATTGGTTCTTTTGTTTGTTTACTAGGTTTAATCTCAACCATTAAAACATCTAGAGTATTATCGTTACTTTTTTTCTTTACGATAAAATCTGGAAAGTATCTATGTAATTTTCTGTCAACCGGGCTGATATAAGGTATGCTAAGCTCTTCACTAGCCCATGAAATTACATCTGGATGGTCGTCTAAATATCTCATAAACTTAAACTCCCAGAGTGACCGATAAATAATATTACTACTATCTCCGAGATACTTTTGGGGATTTTTAGGTTTAAACATACCTTTATAAGAAGAGGCCATGGCTGTACAAAATATCACTAGTGCAAGAAGTTTAATGCTACAAGCCAGGTCTAATACGACCGGGTCTCTTAATATATTAAAATTTCCTGACGACCTAGAATCTGTCCCTCATAAGATGTTAATAAACATACGCTCCTACACTCGTGCAGGTGCTGGTAGATTATCTATCCCAACCGGTTCTAACACTAAGGCAGCAATTGCTTTACCTGTACCTAGAAATGTAACAGAAAGTTATAATGTAACTTATAATAATGCCGATCTAGGTATTCTAGGTAATGCTTTATCTAATGCTATAGACTCTGCAATTAATACAAATGAAAACCTTTTAACTACTCTTGGAAATTTTGGACGTGATGTATTAGGAGTAGGTAGAGAATCAGGTACCCCTATAAGAAGTAGTATTCTTAATATAGGACAAGCTATAGCCTATCAAGGTGCAATTGCAACTACGTCAACTGCTGCAGCTGCTGTAGGGCTAAGCGGTACCACAGCAGCTATTCAAGCAGGAACAGGTCTTGTATTCAACCCTCATAACTACTGCTATTTTTAGTAGCGTAAACATAAGAACAATGATCTATCAATGGACACTAGCCCCTAAAACTGAAAAAGAAAGTAGAAATATTGAAGAGATTGTATCGTACTTTAAGAAACGCAATGCTTCCATATAGAGGTACAAACGAACTCTTTTTAAGATTTCCCGATCAAATTGAGTATAAAATTTTAGGTGCAGAGCCTGATTATGATATGCCGACCACACCCTGCGTAATAACAGGTATTGATTTAAACAGATCACCTCAAGGACCTGTATTTTTTGCAAAAACTGGTGCACCTGTTTTGTATGGATTGACGATTAATTTATCTGAAATACGTGCTCTTACAAGAGATGATTTTACTTCTACTAACCTACCATCTAACAATCCAACTAATCCAGTTATTAGCCCTCCCGCAAGCGGTAATGTTAGAGCTAACGAACTAACAGGCGGTCCGTAATGTCACTAGAATATTTCGATAATTTTCCAGCTATTCAATATAAGAATACAGAAGCAAAAAATCTGTTAGTCAGAGTAGGTGTACGCGAAAGTACGCTTAATAATAATATATTATACCTTCCATTAACCGTAGATGAGTTTGAAAGGCCCGATACTGTATCTAACGATTTGTATAATAATAGTGCTTACGATTGGACTATCAGACTTATTAATAAACAAGTAGACCCATACTTTGATTGGTATTTAACTACAGAACAGTTTGAAAAGTATATCGCAAAAAAGTATGGTAGTTTAAGAGAAGCACAAAATACTATAGTACACTATAAAGATGATACTAATAATATAATAATCAATACTACCACATATGATCTACTTGATGTTGGAGATCAATCTAGTTATTCAGCTATTAATGCATATGATTTTGAGCTCGACTTAAATGAATCCAAGAAAGTTATTAAAGTAGTGTCTCCTAACTCTGTTGAGGAGATGGCTAAAACTCTGGAAAAGAAGCTGAATGAATAATAATGATATTCTTAATGACCCTTCAGCAGTCATTATTAATAAAATAGAAGTTGAGAAGTTTGACGGTTCCAAGAAACTAGATATAAAAGCACTTCTAGTATCTCTTAACCTTAATAGTAGTATGACTTTTCCTTCTGTTTTTGCATACATGCTTATAGGTGATACTAATAACATACTAGATAATGAAGACTTCTCTTTTGTTGGAGAAGAGTTTGTTACGGTTTATATTAAACAGCCCGCACTAAGTGAAACATTACCTAGTAAAGAGTTAACTTATAAATTTGTAGTTAATAAAATTGATACAGAAATTCCTAGTGAAGGACACCGGAGGTTCTCTTTTTAAACTTGAATTAATAAGCGTTGATGCATTTATTAACGCAGGTGCAATGAAGAGTAGAGGTTACTCGAATACTTCAACTAATATAGTTAAGACTATTCTTGAGAGTGAACTTAAAACAGAAATACCACTAGTTCACTTTGAGGATACTGTAGGTACAACTCAATATGCTTTTGTAGAATCAAAACCTTTTGAGAAGATCGTTATGGTAACTGCACAAGCGTATAATAATAGAGAGTACATAACATCTACGTTTTCTTTTTATGAAAACTTTGAAGGTTATAACTTTGAGTTCGTTTGAGAATATGATTCAGCGAGGAATAGAAACGCCCCCTCGTAAACTAACATATAAGATGACCGTATCAAACGACAGAGAAGGCTATAACTCTATTATTGCATATTCTAACCCTCTAAGATTTCATACCAGTCTAAAAATGTCGCACGGGTACTATTCTACTAGAGTAATATCATATAATCTATTTGAGAAAAGAGCTGAAGAAGAAGCAATCATTTTACCTGAAAAACTTTAAAGAAGCTACTAATAGACTAAACAATGTGGATGTTAGAAACTCAGATACCTTTATAGACAAAATAAAAGAATTAGGCAGCCTCACTTACCTTATACCATACGCTCCACCCCAGGCCTATAATAACCCTGAGCGTATAGATAATGCAAATAAAGCTTTTTTATATTCTAGCCCATTTGCTGCTTTGATGAGAGAAAATACTATTATGTTTAAAAGTTATGGAGCCCTAGATTTAGATGTAGGTAAAGCAGTAGAACTAGAATTTCCCGATACATTATCAACAGCAAATGATAATAAATCTAGTGATAAAGACCTCTCAGGTAAGTATATAATAACTGATATATCTCATGATTATAAGCTTGTCTGGCAGATCTAAGTTTGAATTTTATACTAATTACGTATGTGTTAAAGAGAGTTCTCTACGTAGAGCTACTTTCTATAATAAGCAAGTATCAACCAATAATATTAACATTAAAGCGCTACAGTAATGACTATCAGTTTTATGGGAACACAGGGGTTCACCTGGTTCATAGGAAAAGTAGAAGACAATAATGACCCTGCTAGATTAGGCAGAGTTAAGGTTAGATGCCATGGTTTTCATACTTCTGATCGCGGTGAATTGCTAACAGAACACCTACCATGGGCTACTGTCCTGCAGCCTACCAATAGCGCAGGTACTAAAGGTGGAGGTATAGCTCCAGTAGGTATCCAAATAGGCACTGAAAGTAGTGGGTTTCTTTGCGGATGGTCCTGTTGCTCAATATCCGATTATATTTGGTGTATTAGGTGGAGTAAATAATACTGGACCTCAAGGCACTCTACCGCCAGCAGCGCTAAGAGACAGATTAGAAAATCCTAATCCTGCTGAAGTAGCAGCAACTGATGTTACACCAGGACAGCTCGGGCTTCTTACACCCGAACAGTTTCAAGAATATAAAACTGTAATAGGCCAACGAGAATCAAATAGTAATTATTCTGCAGAAAATACGTTAGGTTATATCGGAAAGTATCAGTTTGGCATACCTGCATTATATGAAGGTGGTTATATAAATTTATGGGAAGGATGGGGATTTTCTACTTTGAGAGTTTTAGAATATACAACTGTATATAAAGATGGTAGTTCAGATATGTCTGCAACTATCGGAGCTACCACTGCTAGGGTTCAACAGAATCCAATCGGAGTTAAGACATTGACCGCACAAGGTCCAGAAGCAGATTCTATTAACAGCGTAGATGCCAGTGCAGAGCGCAAAGGTGTTGATCCTAAGAAGTTTGCAGCCTTCCAGAAACAAAATCCAGCGGCAGTTAAAGAAAGCCCAGAATTAATAGCAATGTTGAGTAT